AACTTTAGTTAAATCAACTTCAGCTTCAGCATAAGTTTTACCATCATCAGGACATATTGTTTTAAATTTAGCAATTTCAGATACAGATTTTGCACGAATATTTAAAAAAATATATTCAACATCAAATATTGGTAATTGATCTACTTTTAATACATCAAACGTACATGCTTTAATAACTTCTTTTAAAGCTTCAACCATTTGTTTATTATCACCTGTTTCAAGTGCAATATACAATATTTTTTCTTCTTTAACAAGAAAAGGTCTATATTTTATTTTTATATCTTGTGATGGTAACGTCAATTCATACGTAGGCACATCAACTCTTGGTAACGCCATAATTAACTCCTTTTATATTATAAATTAAGTGGTGGTAAATTGCCGAATGGAGGGAATACTCTACCACCTGTAATACCCCCAATTGGAATACGTCTTTTCAGACCTTCTAATACATCTTGACCAGCACGTCTTAATTCTGGTGGTAGATTATTTAGAATGCCTCCAAAAGCACCATATCCACTTTTAACTGTAACATCTCTAAATGCTGGATTACCTACGCCAATTTCACCTGCTTTATCTAAGAAGTAGTTAATCCAATATCTAAATGTAAATGTAACTGTAAATGTTTGCACAGCATTAGCTTCGTAATTATATTCAACTGGTCCAATAATTTTAGGAAACACATCATATAACTGAATAGCATAAGTTATGTCATCTCTTTCGTTACGACTAGCAAATTGACCTAATTGGTAAATGTTAACGTCAGATACATAGTTGTCATAAAAATTATAATTGTTAGATTGATTACTATAGATGGCCGATTGCCATAATTCAAAATATGATCTCTCTCTTAAAAACTTATCACAATAGAATGTTGCTGTAATATCTGCTGACTTATGGTCAAAAGCAATTTTATATGCTGGACCATGGTGTCTAATTTCTTTTGTTTGTATATCTCTATCTGGCATAGCAATAGCAGAACAAAATGCTCTCACTCTACGGCCATTAGCATCATGTACTGCTTTCATATCACCAGGAGATTTAAAAGATGCTTGTTGTTCAGCACTTTGAGATGACATGCCTTGTTGAGTTGGATCATCTATGCCTCTTAAATCGGCACCACCACCTTTTGGTAAATTAAACTCAACATAAAATCTTGCCTTACGAGCAAATCCTTCTGCTTCATTAACATAAGATTGAAAACGGCCAATAGTAGTCTCTGGATTACCACCTGCCTTTTGTCTAAATCTTGGATCTGATTCAACGTTGTCTAATGATCTATCTCTAGGAATACCTAATCTGATATCAAAACCACCAATACGAACACCACCTCTTAAAATTGCCATCTAAATCATACTCCTAGATGCACGATAAACTCCTGTATCGGATGCACCAACAAATCTTTGAACTGGTAAATAACATGCAATAGCAGCTGCTTGAGCATCAATCTTTAAAAAGTTTGATCGTACATGTTTATACAAATATTTTTTGATAGTTGGTCTAACTAATGGAATAGATTTAACTCTACGCCAACTAACGTCAAATTTTGTAGTTGAATCTAATTTATTGTTTGTAGCCCAGCGTTGCATATTTTCTAATAACCTTAATCTTAGTACAGGTGGTAAATAGTGAAAGTTTAATCCACTGAAGCCGCCTGGTATTACTTCTAATGGTAATACTAATGGAAAAGTATCATAATAAGGTAATGTCTTTTTATATTTTGGATCATAAAGAAACAAATTTAAAGAACCAACACTTGGTCTTGGTGTCAATTTACCTTGAGCCATTAACTTGTTAGCACTAATTCTATCAGCAATAGATGAAACGGCATTTTTATACCATGCTGCCGATTTTGTAGTATCGCCTTGTTGACTAACCAGTTTATCTAAAATACTAACCATTTACTATATTTATGTCTAATTATAGACGCCTATATCTTTTTCAGTGAAGATTTTAAACTCTAAATCATTACCCTCACAATAGGTTTTGGCGGCTGTCCATTTAGCTTGATTTTTAATATATTCTAATTGTTCCTGTATGAAGTACTTGGTTTTTTTCTTAGGTGTTTTTGGTGGGAAACATTGTTTATAAGGTTTAATCTCAACCATATATTTCTTACCAGTTTTTAACTTAAAAATAAAATCGGGATAATATCTATGAATACGATAATCAATAGGTGAACGATAAACAATAGGAACTTCTTCGCTCGCCCAAAATTCAATTTGATCATTTTTATCTAAGTAAACCATCATTCTACGTTCAAGCATAGAACGATAGACTATTCTGTTTGGATCACCAATGTATTTTTTGGGGTTGATAGGTTTATATATTCCTTTATAACTCTTTGTCATATCACATATAAATATTACTATTAATCATATAGATATTTATAGACTATGGGTATAGCAGATATAATACAAAAGAACTTAGGCAATCTTACAGGCGGTGGTTTAGTAGGTATGGCAGGTGGTATTGCTGGTAGTTTATTTGATAAAGGCAAAAACAACATGGCACAAAATAATGCTGCCGCAAAGATATTAAACAAATCACCATTAGAAATAGCAAACGATACAAGTCCTGTTTCTCATATGCAATCCAATCCTTATGAATATGGAACAGCATGGTATCCTGAAAATGTACAAAATTTAGGAACAGGTCATTACATTATATTTGATATATTAGAAACAGATACCGCTTATGGTCAAGTTTGGAATAGTATGAAAAAAGGTGGTAATGCAGTAGCTAAATCTTTAGGTAAGGATACTATTGCCGAAACTTATGCTGATCAAACTAGTAATTATAAAAATACTAGAAGCCAACAAGCAGCTCAAGCAAGAGTAACTCAACAGTCATCAGGTATTAATAGACAAACAAATCAAGCAAGTGGAATGTTTAATAGAATAGGAGTTGGGTCGAGACACACAAGAGTTTGCGACACATTAATATTATACACACCTGCAGGATTAAAAACAAGTTACAATGTATCACACGAAGGAACAGAAACAGGAATGTTAGGAGACATATTAGGTACAGATATATCATCTGGCGCAGATATAGTAGGTAGATTAAAAGAAGTTAGTACTAAATTAGGTACAGAAATTGCTGGTATGGCATTGAGTTTAGTCCCAGGCGCCGGTGATTTAAAAGGTGCATTATCAAAACTAACAGGTATGGCATTTAACCCAAATTTAGAAATGGTTTTCAAAGGTGTACCAATGAGAGAATTTGATTATTCATTTGAATTTGCACCTAAAAATAAAAAAGAATTAGAAAGCGCACAAAAAATTATAAACAAATTTAAATATCATATGCACCCCGAAATGGGACCAAGTAATGATTTTATTGTGCCATCACAATTTCAAATAACTTATATGTATATGGAAAATAGAAACACATATATTCCTAAAATTAGTAAGTGTGTATTAAAATCTTTAGATTTACAACATGGTGATGAAGGAGTATTCAGTACTTTTGCCGCTGATGCTTTTGGTGCTGCTCCTATTTACACTAAAATGGTATTAAAATTTGCTGAAACAGAAATTATGACTAAAGGAACTATAAGCCAAGGATTCTAATATGTATTTTTCTTATTTTCCAAAAGGCCTGTACGATTTAAAAGGTGATGGTAACGAAAAATTAGTTACCAATCTAATGAAAAGAGTTAAGGTTAGATCAAAGATTTTAGATCAAGCAAGTCTATATGATCTATATGACGTACCAGAAGGAGAAACTCCAGAGATCACATCACTAAAACATTTTGGCAGTACATATTATCATTGGGTAATTCTAATGACAAATAATATTACAGATAGATTTTATGGATGGCCATTATCATCATACGAATTTGAACAATATGTAAACGATAAGTACGATAATCCAGATGCTATACATCATTATGAAATAGATCAAACAAGTGGCAGTGTTAAGAATTTAGGCCCAAGTGATTATTCATACAAAATAGAAGTTAATAGTGATACACCTCTTGCAACATCAGTATCTAATAGAGAATACGAACAAAGAATACAAGATCAAAAAAGACAAATCAAATTACTAAATCCAGCTTACTTAACTTTATTATTGGAAGAATTTGAAAATTTAATGGCAGGGTAAAATGAGCATATATGATACACTTGACGCCAGTTCAATAAAAAAACCTGGTGCATACTACCTATCTGATATCAGATTGGTCTCTTATAGAAGTAAAGACGGCGATAACGAACCTGATTCTATTGGTATTGAAACAATGGTTGTAGATTTAAACATCTATGAAAGTATATTCAATAAAACATTATCTGGTAATTTATTAATCGTAGATGCTAATAACATAATAGGTAAATTACCGTTAACAGGTAATGAACGATTAGAATTTAAATTCTTTACACCATCACTATCAAAAGGGTACGATTTCACATCTAAGACAGGCAATCCAATGTACATTTACAAAATACAAAATCGTACAGATATTTCACCTAGAGCACAAACTTACTTATTACATTTTTGCAGTAAAGAAATGATGACAAATGAATTAGTTGTAGTAAGTAATGCACAAACTGGACAATATTCAGATATGGTGGCTAACATAACAAGAAATGAAGATTTCTTGGCGTCAGTAAAAGATTTTCAATTTGAACCATCTTGGGGATTACATAAACACGTATTTCCTAGAATAAGACCTTTTGATGCTATTGATACATTGTCTTTACAAACACGAAGTACAAAATTTGAAGGCGCAGGTTATTACTTCTATGAAACATCATCAGGTTTTAATTTCAGATCATTAGAATCAATGATGGCAATAGAAGCCAATACGGCACGACCTGCCTTGGCAAGATTTAGACCTAAACCGGCCAATGTAAATCAAGGTGGTGAAAAAGACATTAAGAACGAAATGCAAATCGCCATCAAATATAGAATCGTAGACCAATTTGACACATTAAAGAATTTAAGAAATGGTGTATTTGCATCTAAACTAATTACACATGACCAACTCAACAAAACATACGAAGAAACAGATTTTAGTTACCATGCTGAATATCAAAATTTATTTCATGTAGAAACAGGTAAAGACGGTGTAAGAACCGACAATCAAGGCATATTACCTTTTTATACAAGAGAAGGACAGACATTGTCCGACTATCCTGAATCAACATTATATCTATGGTCGCAAACATCAGACACACATTATTCAGGTGATACACCTTTATACAATCCTGATATGAAAGAGATATTACAAAAACGATTATCACAAAGACTGGCATTACATTCATTTAAATTAGAATTAACTGTACCGGGAATGACAGGGTTACAGGCCGGCGATATCATTAACTTTGATATGCCTTCTTATGAACCTGCAGGTGGTTCAGAACCATTAGATCACGACCCTTACCTATCAGGACGATATCTGGTTACGTCTATACGACACCAATTAAATCGTAAACAAAACAAACACTTCATGGTCTTAGAGTGTATGAAAGACAGCGTTAAACGACCTTATCCTGAAGAATACATAGATACATTTATTAATAAGGAAAAGGCACACGATGGAATAGTAGATATTTACGAAATAGATAAAATGGTTGCGGATTCGTCAAGTGGTCTTTTTAGTTAATTGAAAGAAACTCAGAGTCCGACCGCTCCGAGGGTTTTTGAGACCGCAATTTTTTAGGGCTATGTAGATAACGACTATTTGGCTGGCCGATATTACAGGTACCGAGAGAATGGCCTTCTAAATATTAGAAACAAACTAAGGTTACGAAACTATGATATACAACATATTAAAGACACCATTAAGAACACTGCAAGGCATATTCTCACTAAGGGTATGTAAGTGTAAAGGGTGCAAATGTAAACCAGGCATTTTAAGAAGAAAGTAAAAACAATGAGTATATACGAAGGCGGCCTACTGAAATACTTTGTAGATAAAGTCATGCTAGCGCATGCCTGGCTCATGAATAATATAGAAATGGTAAGTATTTTGGTATTTACTGGTGCGGCCAGCTGGCCTGCGTAGAAAAGGGGAAATGAATAAAAATGACGTATGTTGAAGTGTTATTATCAGGCCATATAACGAAAGGCCGAAATGAATAACGGCAATTATATGGGCCTAGGAGGTTTTCACTGGTTCACTGGTGTTGTTGAGGATAGAAACGATCCTCTCAAAGCAGGCCGTGTAAAGGTAAGAATACTCGGAGCGCACACATCCGATAAAACAATTCTGCCTACGGAAGATTTATCTTGGTGTCTTGTTATGTTACCGATTACGGCCAGTGGTATATCTGGGATTGGCCAGTCGGCGACCGGACTACTCGAAGGAAGTTGGGTGTTTGGTTTCTTTCGTGATGGTGAAAGAAGTCAAGATGCGGTTATATTAGGTAGTTTACCAGGAAGGCCAACTGGAGGAGCAAATAGCTCACAGGGCTTTTTTGATCCTAATGGAGTTTATCCTGTTTATATAAATGAACCAGATGTCAATCGTCTGGCCGTTAACAATGGTGAGAAACCACATCCAAGTCTGGCCATAGATGCGGCCAATAGAATTACGGATATACAGGCCTATAACTCGGAGTGGTCGCAACCAGCGAGCACCTATGCGGCCGTTTATCCTTTTAACCAAGTATACGAATCAGAGTCAGGCCATATAGTAGAGTTTGATGATACAGAAGGAGCGGAGAGAATACACATCCGCCATCGATCCGGTACTCGCTCTGAAATCACGGCCAACGGCGACCAACTGGCCATTACCAAAGGCGACAATCATATAATCATAGATGGTAATAACAAGGTCTATATAGCAGGCTCATCCGATATCACAGTAAATGGAAACGCAAACATCAAAGCAGGTGGAGATGTAGGTGTGCTGGCCAGTAATATAGACATAACGGCCACAGGCAATATCAACATGGATGCAGGTGGTAATGTAACAATCACAGGCACACGAATTGATCTAAACCCTTAGTGGTATAGAGACGGCCAGACAGTACTGGAGAACTTTTGCTAATCTATAAAGACTCACCTATGGTTACTACTATTAGAACAGGCCCTTATTCTAAAGTAAACCCTTATGTTATTCCAATAGGAAACCTCGGAGATTCCAGGACCAGTTAAAAGATTGGTAGTATCTTTATAGGCGAAAAATTCCCTGGTGGATTTTACTTGTTCCAGGTTCGTTCATTCCATAAATAGGTTCATGTATAAAATCATAATATTGATTTTATTATTATGTTTAACTTTGTTTTCGTCATCTTCTACATACTCTAAGACAGCAACTGGAACTATGATGGTTACAGCAACGGTACCTGTTAAGGTTGTACCTACTCATATATTCTTACCTAATAATACTTCTATAATTAAAGACTTGCCTACTGATACTAAGGTTACCACGGTTACAAATGGGCATATAACAACCATTACTTTAATATATTAACTTGACATTGTTCCAGGTTTGATATATAATGTGTATAGAAGGAGTATTATATGGGTGTATCTAAGAACAATCCTGGCACAAGACAGGAACAGAAGAAGAAGTTTTATAAAGGTGTGGAGTTAAGACCTACTCTATATGTTGGTAGTGCAGTGAATAAAGGTAGATATCTAGCAGGTGCAATTAATGGTGAATTGATTTGTGATGCAAATGGCACACCTTTACAATTAGCAAAGATACCTTTAGATAAGTAATAGTATAAGTATTCAGTACAATGATTCAATGGAATATAATTACTTGGTGTATTATTATTAGTTTATTAATATGTATGATATTGTTTCCGTCGGAATCGTATCTGAAAGCATTACTTCATGGCTATTAACATCACAGACAAAGCAAAGGTTCAGTTAATTGAATTATTAACGAAGAACAATAAACCTTGTGTATTACTCCAAGCCAAAGGCGGTGGTTGTGCAGGTTTTAAATATGACTGGTCTTTTATAGAAGAAGATAAAGTGGACGGTAATGATTCGTTCATTAATCTAGGTAATGGTAAGTTCTTTATCATTGATAGTAATAGTGTACCTTTAATTGACGGTATGACCGTAGATTGGAAAGAAGAAATCTTTGGTTCCAATTTTGAATTAATTAATCCCAACGCAAAGGCTTCATGTGGTTGTGGGGAGTCTTTTGGTGTTTAAACAATATCTTTATATTATAATATTAATAGTGTTAGTGTTTCTTATGTTAGGTTGTTCTAATGTAAGAATGGCCTGTACAATGAATGAAAGTAAGTATATAGATAAAAAAGACGCAAAAGAAAATGCACCTACTGTAACAGATAAAGCAAAAGATTGTGTAAACAATCCAAGTGTGATTGTATTTAAAGAGTTCTAAGGGTTGTTCGGCGACATAGGCACATCAAAGATAAAAGCAATACGTTCTGCTGGCCCTATATTTTCTGCCATGTGATTCTTCTTATTGTTAAACCAAAAGAATGTTCCTGGTGCAACAACAATAACCTCTTTAGTATTATCGTCATCGCCATCGTCCCAAACTGTATAACGATATACACCTTTAATAGATAAGTGATAACGATCTTTAGTTGAATAATAATTACCTTGATCTATATGTTTACCTGTAATTTTACCTGCAGGTGTATTTAAAAAGGCACAACGACCTACTTTTAATGATTTAGATGCTAACCATTGTTGAATGGCCGTATGGCGTCTTGTTGCATCTGTTGGTACACAGATTTCTGTATCACCTATAAATTCTTCTGGTTTAGAAATACCACCCATAACTAATTGAAGTACATCTGCTGTTACAAGTTTACTATGAGGGTCTTGACGATCAACACCTTTTAAACGGCTAGCATTACCCCAATCATCTGAGTATTGTTCCAACTGTTCACGTATTTTAGATACGTCTATATTCTTTTCAATAATACGTATGTTCTTCATTTACGAAGTATATCTTTAATGATTAATACCCAAAAACATATTACGGTAATTATACCTACAAAGAAAAATGTGGTTGTTATGAGTGATATCATTTGTTAATGTAATGTAAAATTATTAAAGCCGGTATTAACAGTAATAAAGGAAATACAAATTGATAGATCATATTATCTCATTGAATAATAGGTAGCTACAATTAACACGATAACGGTTACTATAATATAAAAAGTTACCATATTAATTACACCAAGATTGTTTGGCTTCGCCATAGTATTCTCTAGCGTAACCATTTTTAATTAATAATGATCTTAAACTCTGACCATCCATTATTATATCACCTAATACCCGACCACCAAATTTATCCCAATTTGCAATTGCAACTTCTATCTTCTTAGCAGATGCAATTGACTTCTTTGTAAATTCTGTAGCAGCAAGACCTTTAGTGTTTTCAGATTCACATTTAGCACGGAATCCTTTTTCTGGTGTATCAACACCATAGACACGAATAGATAATTCTTTTTTAAGTGGTTCTGGTAAGAAATTTGCTTCGAATGCTACCGTATCACCATCTAATACTCTAGTTATTTTATAGTTGTAAATTTTCATTTCTACATCCTTCGCTAACGCCAAAGTAGGTAGAATCATTAATATTAATAATAATCTTTTCATATACCATAATATATCAGTATTTGACTATTTTGTCAACAGCTTTTTAACTTCTTCATACCAATAGATACCACCCTCACGTAGTTTATCGTTTGAATTACGTAGCTTTTCCATACCACGTTTAAACTTATATAACTGGCCTCTTTTTAATACATCTAATCTTTCAATAGAATCTATAATAGCATCTATATCTGGACAAGTAAATTCCGGTATCTTAGGTGCCTTTTTCTTTAATGTCTTTAAATTTGGTTTCTTTCTTTTTGTTCTCTTAATACCGAACACGTTTTCTCCTTGTTAATCGTTGAGATAACAATTTCAGCTTCTTTAATCTTTTAAGTTTTTTAGTATAACGCTTTGATTGACAATAGATTGAAAGGTACAACCATGCTAGTAATAAGAATATAATGCCTACTATAATTAGGCCTATGTATTTGTTGTCCATTTAACCCTTTGTTGTGTCAAAGGGTGCCTAGTAAACTAGGCACCTGAAATATAGATTGTTGTTATTCTTCGTCTGTTTCGTCTATTTCCTCGTCCTCGTCAAAGTCGGAAACGTTTGAATCAGAAGAAACACTTATAGTGTCCTCTAAGTCCCACAATAAATCGTCAATTTCAGATTGTTTTTCTTTTATATCGTTAATGATATCTTCAGGAGTTTTAACTTTACTTTTTCTTACCATACATACTCCTTAGTTGTTGGTAGTATATTTATAAATAATCTTATGACACACACAGAATTTAATGCAGGAAATTTTCAGGAATATGATTACGAATGTGAATGGATAGAATGTGTTTGGAATATTATCTATAAACAAATACATTTAGTATCAGCGTTCTACTACCCTTGGATTCAAAGGTAGTAAAACACTTTCAATTATAACAACTTATTTTTTAGATAACAATTTACTCAAAGCAAATGCAATAACAGGTGTAACAAACATTGCCAAACTAACTGCTATAACATTAAACTCCGGAGTTTTAGTAATGATACCTTGTAAACCTAGATAAACGGTTAATGGTGCCATTATAATTGCTGCCCAAAATATTCCTCTACCTGTTAAGTATGCTGTTGTTAAAATACTTATTAAAATAATAAACAGATTAACACGTAATACTCCGTAAGTAAAGAATATGTAAGTTAAGTCCCAGTTTTGCATTGCGATTAACCAAACTATAAATGCAACACCAACTATTGACCATCTTGCAACATTAACTGATTTGCTTTTATCTTTAACAAAGTCGTTTGCAATAATACTAGCAATAGCATTACCATGTGCATCAATGATAACACAAGCAACGTTTAGCATTGCAACACCAAAGATAGCAACAGCGGCTACACTTACAGATTTTAATAACACTAGTTGATTTAAACTAACGTCTTTTATTTCTAAACCTGAAGCTAATGCAGCCGTTCCTATTAGTGCAATAATTGTTTGAAGTACAAAATATGTTGGTACTCCCCACACCCATGCTTTCCAAGGTTTGAAGTTTTGTTGAGCATAGTTTTTTTGGTGGTGTGTTGCACTCATTAAAGGGCCAGTAAAAAATGTTAAAGCGGCTGTATAACCAAACGTTAACATAAGAGTAGGATCAAATAGATCACCAATCTGTTTTTTACCTGTTAAGAAATCAGAAAAAGACTTATCTGATGGAATAGCCTTAACTGCTATATAAAGTAAGACTGAAAATAATATAAAGTTTAAAGCCGTCTGTATAGAACCGGTTACTAAACTAGTTTTAATACCGCCACGGAAACTGTACAACGCTGTACCAGCCACTATTAAACCTGTAATTATTTCTGCATTACCTATTTCAATAAATTTAATGTATTTAAATGCTGCTGTAAATGTTGTTGCTAAATTGCCGAAACAAGCAAGTATGAAAATTATTTGAAATAAAGTACCTACGCCTGGACCATAAGTTTTTTTAATCCATTCACTTGTAGTGAAACCATTTGGTACTTTTTTGTTAATTCTAATTGTAAGCCAGGCAAACAATAAGAAACCTAATAGTTGAGGTACTGTAAACCAAAAATATCCTGCCCAACCATTATTATAAAATTGTTGACTGCCTGCAAACAGAGCTAAACCTGTTAACCAGCAACCAATCATACCTAGTGTACTTTCAACTAGGCCTGCGTTACGATTAGCTACAATATAACCTTCTTTTGTATTACCGTAACTATTTGTAAATTTACTTATACCATAGAATATGGCAAAGTAACATACTAGAAATAGTATGACTGTTGTTATATCAAACATCAGTTCTCCTTATTAAATTATTATCAATACAATATATCACATATATGTTGTTTTGTCAAGATATATATACAATATAATATTTGGTTAAGGTATTCGATTGTATATATAAACAAACATGTTTAAACAAAAGGTTATTTAAATGACAAAAACAACTAAAATTAAGTGGGTTATTGCTCACGAACCATTAAGTCTTTTTGAAAGAGCTGCTAAAGATTTTCAAAATTACGTTAATGCTGCTCAATCTGTTGAAAAGATTGAAGTGGAAGTAATGACATTAAAACAATACAGCGACAAATATAATAATGGTGTACAAGTTACTAAACACGATTTACTTGATCTTATGGAACAAGGCAAAATCGAAATGTCTCAAATGTACACAACTTGGTTAGCTGAAAAATACGATCAAGATATGTTAGCATTAGAAATGCCTTTCATATTTAAAGATCATGCTCATGCTACTAGAGTACTAGAAGGCAAAGTAGGTGAAACTTTATTAGATAAAATTACTTCTTTCGGTAATGTACGTGGTATGGCGTTTACATATTCAGGCGGATTTAGAAATGTACTATCTAATAAAAAAGTTAGCGCATTAAAAGATTTGACTGATGAAAGTAAGAACTAATAGAAATCCAGTAGCGCAAGAGACTTTTAAAGCTCTTGGTGTTGAAGATCCTTATATCTGCGAGATTGAGGATCTTGCAACACACATAAAAGCTGGTGACTGTGATGCAGGCGAAGGTGTATATAGCCGAGTATATCCATTAAAACAAAATGAGGTTACTAAGTCTGTAATTGATAGTAAACATAGTTTATTTTTAACAACTATGATTATGCGTGAGGATTTTTGGAAAACATTAAGTCCAGAAGTTCAAAAGGTAATTAAAGATGCTGCCATTAAAGCTGGTAGACGAGAAAGACAAACTACAATTGAAGATGGTGAAGAAGCAAAGAAAAGACTTATAGAAGAAGGCGTCAATATACATGAATTAACACCTGAAGAAAAAGCTGATTGGGAAGAAAAAACCAAGAAGGTTTATGAAAAATTTGAACCTACCTTTACTAAAGGATTAATAAACGATATAAAGAAGTCTTGATATATACAAGATAATATTTGGTCAAGGTGATTGTTTGTATATATAAATATAACAAAACATGTTTAATCAAAGGGTTATTTAAATGACAAAAACAACTAAAATTAAATGGGTTATCGCCCATGAGCCTTTAAAGCTTTTTATAAGAGCTGCTAAAGATTTTCAAGATTTCGTTAATGCTGCTCAATCTGTTGAAAAGATTGAAGTAGAAGTTATGACATTATCAGAGTATAGTAACAAATATAACAATGGCGTACAAGTAACTAAACACGATTTACTTGATCTTATGGAACAAGGTAAAATAGAAATGTCTCAAATGTACACAACTTGGTTAGCTGAAAAGTATGACCACGATTTATTAGCATTAGACATGCCATATATATTTAAAGATCACGTACATGCCGCAAGAGTATTAGAAGGTAAAGTTGGTGAAACTTTATTAGAAAAAATTACATCTTTCGGTAACGTTAGAGGTCTAGCATTCACGTATTCAGGTGGATTTAGAAATATTGTAACTAATAAAAAACAAAGTAATTTAGAAACTTTAAAAAAGTAATTTAAATACTATTATAATATGAAATTAAGAGCAAATCGTAATCCAGTTGCGAAAGCAACTTTGAAAGCTCTGAAAGGTTCTGATAAAGATGTTCACGTTTGTGAAATTGAAGAACTTACAGATCATGTGGCTACCGGAAAATGTGATGGTGGCGAAACTAACTACAGCAGAGTCTATCCTTTAAAACAAAATGAAGTGATAGAATCTGTTGTGGATACAGAACATAGTTTATTTCTTACATCAATGATTATGCGTGAGAATTTTTGGAAAACATTAAGTCCAGAAGTTCAAAAAGTAATTAAAGATGCTGCTATTAAAGCTGGCAGAAAAGAAAGACAAACTACAATTGAAGATGGTGAAGAAGCGAAACAGATGCTTATTAAAGAAGGTAAAACAATACACACTTTAACACCAGAAGAAAAACAAGAGTTTATTGATAAAACTAAGGTGGTTTATGAGGAGTTTGAAAAAACTTTTACACCAGGTTTAATAAACGATATAAAGAACGGTTAATTATAAATAGGTATAAATATGGTAACAATTACTATAAAAAAGAGGAGAGATTTAAATGTCTAACAAAAAAACTTTACGTTGGGTTATAGCACATCACCCAGTTTCATTATTTGAAAGAACAGCAAAATTGTTCAAACAAGAATTAGAAAAAGAGTGCCCAAATCAATTTAATTTGGAAATTTATACACCTGGAACTTATGATAATAAATTCAAAAACCATCCAGAATTTAAAATTGTACCACCAGATGTTAATGGTTTAGAAGAAAGACCTTCTTCTGTAAAATCACTTAATGGTGAAGAAGTACAATTAAAAAAACAAAAACTTTGGTCAGAAGCTAAAGGAAGATGGACGTCTTTTTTCAATGCTCTTAGAGACGGAGATTTTGAAATCAGTCAAACACAAGTTGGTATCGTAGGTGGTTTCTTAGATAGAAATTATCACGCTATTGATTTGCCTTTCTTATTTAATGGCCACGATCATGTATCTAAAGTATTAGATAACGAAATCGGCGATTATATGTCTGACAATTTAGCAAGAAAAACTGGAGTTAGAGGTTTAGCTTTTACATACTCTGGAGGTTATAGAGTAATTGGTGCTAAAAAAGGAATAACAGCTCTAAGCGATTTATCAGCATTAAAATTAGTAACTCACACTGCTCACAGTGATGAATTATTTAATAATGTTGGTGCTAAAACTCTTAGAAAAGATAAAGCAACTATTGAAGATGTTGCTGATCTTAATAAAGATGAAAACGGAGCAATTGAAACAACTTATTTAAGATTTGCTGGTAAAAACGTGTTAAAGACACAGCACAGTATGTTTACTACTACAATCTTAACAGGTGATAAATTCTGGAATACATTAACATCAGAACAACAAGCAGCTTTCAAAAGAATTGCTAAAGTTGTTGCTAAAGAGGAACGTAAATGGTCTCTACAAGATTCGGCTGCTTACGAAGCTAATGCTCAAGCAAATGGTGTTACTATTACAGAAATCAATAAATCTGATCTTGCAAAATTACAAGAATCAGCTAAGAAAGTTTATTCTAATTTAGATAACATTGGAATTGACAAAAAATTAGTTGACAGAATTATTGCTGCTGCTTAATTAATACTAAGTTTAAATCTCGAAGCACTCAATTAACTTTGGGTGCTTCAACCTCATCTACATCTTTACACCAATCATCAATTTCTTCTTTTAACATTACATTAGAAAAGCCTTTATACTTTACAAGATAACATTTACCCCAAGCGCCAACGTAGTTTATATCAATAATTTCTGGTTTATCCATTTAAATAATATATAATAAGACCTATTGTAGTAACAACAGCAAATATAAGATTAGTAACTATCAAAGACATTTCTTTCCACATAATACTAACTATTAACCATACGATAGAACCTAGTCCTAATATCATTGGTCCTGCAGGATAATAACCAAGAGAGTTAACTAAACTACCAACAATTAATATTCCAGTAGCAACCCATTTTAAAATTTGATCTGATTTCATTAAATACAACCTATAATACAGTTAGCAGTACCATAAGCAACCATATATTTTGCTCCAATGTAAAATAAAGCGTAACTTCCTAGTACAATAGCAGCAACAAGTAACAATGATTTAACATCTTCTTTAGTAAACATTTATTTTATTTTTTTGTTGTTAATATACATATAATATACACTGTATTTTTGCTTAAAACAAGCGAAAAATGCACTTTTTTAAAAATAAAAGGCAACAAAAACAGTAACTTAATTTAGTGTTGTAAAAATACAACAACAAAATTGTTTATAAATAGTAAATATATGATTGATTTTGATAAAATTGATGATTTGTCGTTTATGATTCAAGATTTTGATTCGAAAAAACTAAAAAGAATTAAAAAACATGGCAAAAAAAGTATCAAACAGCGCAAGCGCATTAAAAAACGCAGCTAAACCAAAAAGAACTAGTATTGGTCGTGGATTTCTTAGCAAATCTATGATGAATAAAAATAAAAGAAGAAGTTTCAAGGCTTATAGAGGCCAAGGAAGATAAAAAAATGCCAGGAATTTGTAGAGTAGGATTAGACAGGCATATTGGGCATGCTTGTGTAAAAGTACCTTATCATCAAACACCTTATAAGACCGGTTCCGCAAATGTTTTTATAAATGGTGCAAAAGTAGTTAGAATTGGAGATATTTGTGCTTGTACAGATCCTGCTATCAGAGGAAGTGAAACTGTTTTTGTAAATGGCATAGGTGTACATAGAAAAGAAGATGCAACAGGCGGACATGGTTGTTGGGTGCCAAATAAGGCAGCTACAGGTTCAACAAACGTATTTGCGGATTAATATGGCACAATTAGATTCATCAGGTTTAACATTTACAAGTCAACCAACAAAAGCTGAAACTGAAAGATTTGAATATGCAGCTTTTGGTTACTTTGATAATAACCCAGCGATAGTTGGTAATACATATCAGAGTCTTATTGGTATATATTATGATGATTTTGGAAATAAAACAGATGATAACTCTCAATACGATTATTTGTATATGTTATTAAATTATGTACAAAGTGGATATGTTACTGTTCAAAATCAATAATAAAGAATAAATAAAGTATGACTATAGTCTATCGAAATACAAAAGGAGCCGCTCTTACTTACAATGAGATGGACGAGAATTTACGTGATCTACGACAAGACACAACAATTGATAGAGTATTAGCAAATGGTAACACAACTACAAAAAGTTTAAATCTAGGTTCTTTAAATGCAACTACTATTACACTTAATGGTCAACCTTTAGCAGGATTAGGTTATACAGGTTCAGCAGGAACTTCAGGTTACACAGGAAGTTTAGGTTATACAGGATCAGCTGGCGCTGGTTACACAGGTTCAGCAGGCAGTTTAGGTTACACAGGTTCACAAGGTGATCAAGGACCGGCAGGTGGTTATACAGGTTCACAAGGTGATATCGGTTACACAGGCTCAGCATCAACTGTAGTTGGTTATACAGGAAGTTCAGGTTATGCCGGTTCACAAGGTGTAATTGGTTATACTGGATCAAAAGGCGATCAAGGTAATCAAGGCATACAAGGGTTTACAGGAAGTTTAGGTTACACAGGTTCACAAGGCGTACAAGGTTATACAGGAAGTTTAGGTTACACAGGTTCACAAGGCGTACAAGGTTATACAGGAAGTTTAGGTTACACAGGTTCACAAGGTTATACAGGAAGTTTAGGTTACACAGGTTCACAAGGACCTCAAGGTGAACAAGGCGCAACTGGTTACATTGGTTCGCAAGGTACTGCAGGAGACAAATATAAAACAACATCACAAACTAGTTTAAATTTATCTTCTTATGCTTTAAATGATACTATATCTTTAACAACTTCTGAATTTTCTTTAAGTTTTACATCACAACAGACAGTTATAATTGCTGAAGCTCCATCATTAGGAAATCCATCACCAACAAATCATTTACATGCTCAAATTTTATCATTTGATATTAGTAATGGTAATATGGTGGGTGTTGTTACAAACAACAGTAATGTACAAAATAGTATTTTAAGTTCTTGGATAGTTAACATAGATGGAGCCATTGGTGTACAAGGTTATACAGGTTCGAGAGGTTATAATGGTTCACAAGGTTATACAGGATCAAAAGGTGATACAGGTTATGTTGGTTCACAAGGTATACAAGGAGATTTTGGTTACACAGGTTCTCGAGGTATAATAGGTTATACAGGCTCACAAGGTTATACTGGAAGTTTAGGTTATACTGGCTCACAAGGTATTCAAGGTGTACAAGGTTACACCGGATCAAAAGGTGATCAAGGTATTCAAGGCACAGCAGGATTTACAGGCAGTCAAGGAGTAGGTTATACAGGATCTGCTGGAGTTGGTTACGTAGGTTCAAAAGGAGATTTGGGGTATACTGGTTCTGCTGGAACAAATGGTTACACAGGTTCACAAGGTGAACAAGGACCGGCAGGTGGTTATACAGGCTCTCAAGGAGAAGCGGGAAATACTTTTTTAACATATTCTAATAGTACATTTACATTATCAAGTACAGGTTCTCAAACAATTATTATAGGAATAGGTTTAGCATATTCTGTAGGACAGAATATTATTCTTTCAGCGGATTCAAATAATATTCAATATGGAATGGTAACATCTTATAATGATGGTAATGGATTTTTCACATTTGATAAAATAAGTTATATTGGTACAGGAAGTTATGATAGTTGGACAATTAATTTAGCTGGACCTGCAGGAATAAATGGTTTTGCAGGCAGTAGAGGATATACAGGATCTGCTGGTGCTGGTTATACTGGTTCTGCCGGTTCAACAGGTTATGTAGGATCAAAAGGAGATTTAGGTTATTCAGGATCAAAAGGCGATCAAGGCACAACAGGTTACACTGGATCAAAAGGCGATCAAGGTATTTTGGGTTACACTGGCTCGGCTTCAACTGTAGTTGGTTACACAGGAAGTTTAGGTTACACAGGTTCATCTGGTTACACCGGTTCACAAGGAGATCAGGGTCCTAGAGGAGGAAACGGATTTACAGGCTCGTTAGGTTATACAGGCTCGCAAGGATATTCTGGTTCAACAGGTTATACAGGATCATCTGGTGCTGGTTATACAGGCAGTCAAGGTATTCAAGGATATCAAGGTAACATAGGTTACACAGGATCAACAGGATATACCGGCTCTGCTTCAACAGTAATTGGTTATACAGGAAGTTTAGGTTACACAGGATCACAAGGCGCTGGATTTACAGGTTCAAGAGGAGAAACTGGATTTGTAGGTTCACAAGGTCCTGCAGGAGGTTATACAGGATCTAAAGGTGATACAGGTTACACCGGTTCAGGTGGAACAGCAAGTGGATTACAATCAAGAACAACTGCAAGTGTTACTACAAGTAGTTTGCCTAATAATGGAGTTGTTACTGCTAATATAACTGGTTCTAAATCTTATATGTTATTAAAAGTTACAACAAATGTTGCTTCTTGGATTAGAATTTATACTGACGATTCATCAAGAACGGCAGATGTAAGTAGAAGTCAATATACAGATCCAACACCTGGTTCTGGAGTACTTGCAGAAGTTATAACTTCAGGAAGTCAAACAGTAATATTAACCCCCGCTGTATTGGGTTATAATAATGAAAATCCTGTAACAACAGATGTGCCTATCAGAGTAACAAATTTAAGTGGTAGTGCATCTACAGTTACCGTAACATTGACATACATACAATTAGAGTCGTAAGATGCCTGCAATTACAAACGCAGATGTTAATCAAACAATATTAGTTACTTTATATCTTAAAAGAGATTTGCATGAAAACGGCCAATCTTTGTCTGAATATGTTAAAGGTATACAATCAAAAGAAAATTCTATTTTAACGCATGAACAATTTACTTATCAATTTGGTACAATAGAAGAAGAAATGAAATTAGTAACAGATTATGTTACATCAAAAGGATTAACTATAGAAGATGATTGTAGATTAAAATCATCCGTTAAAGTATCAGGAACAATAGGTGCGTTTAATGATATATTTTCAATAACACTACAAACTGAGGTTGATGGTGATAGAACTTATACAACACATGAAGGAGATATTACTATTCCTACAGAAATATCTTCTGTAGTGGAAAAAGTTTTAGGTTTAGATAATAAAATAGTCGTAGCAAGACCATCAGCAATAAGATTTGTTCAGGAAGAGTATGTACCACCTGAAAATGTTCCTCCAGGAGTTTATATTGGTGCAGTTACTCCTGTTGAAGTTGCAAGTGCTTATAATTTACCGGCCGGAGATGGTTACGGTGGTTGTATTGGAATTTATGAATTAACTTATTATGGTTATCAAACAGGTTGGAATCAAACTGATGTTAATAATTCTTTCAGTAGAATAGGAATTACTCCACCTACTATTGTAACGATTAATACTGACGGCGTAACAACATTAACTACAAGTGATGCTGAAAGTATGTTGGACATTTATTGTGCTGGTGCGGTTGCGCCTAGAGCAAAGATTGCTTATTATAATGCTCCTAATTCTTTTCAGGGAGTTATAGATAATTTTTTAACAGTAGCAGCAGATACTACAAATAGTCCTAGTGTTATTAGTTGTAGTTGGGCATTTGGAGATTATAATCCATTATATTGGTTTACTGATGCCATGGCAGCTTGTGTAGCTGTAGGTGTTACAATATTAGTGGCTTCAGGAGATGCAGGTGCTCAAAATTTTAATATGTATTCTCCTTATGGAATAACTACTGATCTTAATGCTTGTATTTGTGGAGGAACTACTATCTATTTAAGTAATGATAAACAATCTTATTCACAAGAAATAGGATGGAGTGGTTCGGGTGGAGGTATTAGCAATGTTAATAATTTACCATCTTATCAAATAGGTTGCAAATACACAACTAAAACTTTAGGAGGAATAACAGGAACTCCAACACAATTACCTAAGAGAGGTGTTCCTGACATAAGTGCTCCTTCAGATCCAGGTACAGGTTTTCAATTTTATCTTAATGGAAGTTTAAGTCAATATGGTGGAACAAGTGCGGCTGCACCTTGGATAGCTGGAATGATAGTAAGATTTAATGTACTTACAAGTAAAAGAATGGGTCATGTAAATGAATTTTTTTATGCCAATCCTTCAACATATAGAGATACTGCTTTAGGAGATAACGTTAGAGGGTATGCAAATGGTTATACTACTACAGCAGATAGTTGGGATGCCGTTACTGGTTTAGGAAGTCCTTACGGACCTGGAATTTACACATTATTAAAGAAAGAAATGAAAATTGCATATCCCAAAGTAAATTATGGGTTTAGAAGTGCAAATAAACAAAGATATCCGAGATATACAACTGGTGTATCAGGAAGAACCAATAATTCGTAATAACTATAGGAATATTGTATAAATATTACCACTTATGCCAAATTACGATGCCTCTCTTACTAATAATAGCAAACGTGCTAATGTAAATTATAAAGATTTGGATTTAGATTTTGGTCGTAATGTGGTAACTAATGATGTTAATAAATTAACAAATATAGAAGCTGTCAAAAGAAGTGTTAGAAATTTAATCAATACTTCTCACTTTGAAAGGCCTTTTCATCCTGAAATAGGTTCTGATGTTAGAGCTTTGTTATTTGAAAATATGACACCATTAACCGCTTTGAATTTGCAAAGAAAAGTACAAGAAGTATTGATTAATTTTGAACCAAGAATTAGACTAGTACAAATCTATGCAACACCTGATTATGATGGCAATTCATATCAATTATCAGTTTATTTTTATGTTATTGGTACAACAGAATTAGTAACTGTACAAACTTTTTTAGAAAGACTAAGATAATATGGCAAGTAATAAATTAGAAGTATCAGATTTTGATTTTGATAATATAAAACTTAATCTTAAAAAGTTTTTACAAAGCCAAGCTGAATTTTCAGATTATAATTTTGAAGGTTCAGGTTTTTCCGTTCTTTTAGATGTCTTAGCTTATAATACACACTATCTTGGTTTTAATGCTAACATGCTAGCAAATGAAATGTACTTAGACAGTGCTGACATTAGAAAAAATATTGTTTCAATTGCAAAGATGTTAGGATATACTCCAGCATCAGTAACAGCACCAGTTGCAAATATTACTGTTCAAGTAAATGATGCGGCCGGTTCTACTTTAACTATGATTAAAGGAACACCCTTTACAACTTCTGTAAATGGAACAACCTATCAATATATTACAAATGAAGATTATACAATTTCTCCTTCAAGTGGCCTTTACAAATTTGAAAACGTAAATGTTTATGAAGGAACTTTAGTTACTTATAGATACACTGTTGATTCAACTGATACAGATCAAAAATTTATAATTCCTAGTAATACTACTGATATGACAACATTATCAGTAACGGTTCAAAATAGTGCAACCGATCTTACACAAACAATATTTAATAGATTTGATGTTACAGTTCAAACTAGAGATTTTAGTACAGTACCAATTTATTTAATACAAGAAGTTGAAGATGGTAAATTTGAAGTTTATTTTGGAGATAATATAATTGGTAAAAAATTAGATGACGGCAATATTGTTATACTTCAATATATTGTAACAAATAGAGATCAATCAAACGGCGCTTCTTCTTTTTCGGTATCGAATACGATTAATGGTTATTCAGATGTTTTAATAACTACAAATTCGGTATCTCAAGGAGGTGGTGCGGCCGAATCAAAAGAATCTATTAGATTTAATGCGCCATTATTTTATGCGGCTCAAAATCGTGCCGTTACTACAACAGATTATGAGGCATTAGTTAGAGACATTTATCCAAATGCTTTATCAGTAAGTGCTTGGGGCGGAGAAAATGACGAAACTCCAACTTATGGTGCCGTTAAAATAGCAATCAAAGCAGCATCAGGTTCTACCTTAACAAATTATACAAAACAATCCATCGTTTCTCAGTTAAAACAATATAACGTTGCTGCTGTAAGGCCTATTATTGTTGATCCTGAAACTACTTACATATTATTAACAAGTAATATTAAATATGATTCAAGATTAACTTCTTATTCAGCAGATACTTTAAAAACAAATGTTATAACTAATATATCAAATTATAATAACACTACATTACAAAGATTTGATGGTATTTTTAGATATTCAAAAATTGTAGGTTTAATTGATAATACTGACACAAGTATTATATCTAACATAACTACAATTAAAATAAAAAAAACATTTACTCCAATATTAAATTCAACACAGAAATATAATATCTATTTTAGAAATGCTTTATACAATCCTGTTACAGGATATAATGCTTCTAATGGTGGTATTTTGCAATCATCAGGATTTAAAATAAATGGAGATACCACAAACATTTATTACTTAGATGATGATGGTGTTGGTAATGTTAGACGATATAAATTAACAGGTTCTACCAGAGTGTATTCAATAACAAATCAAGGCACAATAAATTATACAACAGGCCAAATAACATTAAGTACTTTAAATATTACATCTATTGAAAATATTAGAGGTAATGTTTCTACTTTTATAGAATTAATTGTAGTTCCTCAATCAAATGATATAGTTCCTGTTAGAGATCAAACATTAGAAATAGATTTAATAAATTCTTCAATCACTGTAGAAGTAGATGCCTTTGTTACTGGTTCTTCTGATGCGGGAATAGGTTATACAACTATATCAAGTAGATAAAGATGTCTAAATTTAATAATAAGTTAACGAATTTAATAAATTCACAAGTACCTCAATTTGTTGTAGAAGATCATCCTAATTTTGTAGAATTTTTAAAAGCTTATTACAAATTTATGGAATCGGCCGAATTGTCTGTTACGGCCACAGAGACAACTGATGGTATTATTTTAGAAGCTGATACAAATATTAAAGATAGAATAATATTAAATGCTTCAAAGATTGGTTCTAGTATAACACCAATAGATGAAGGTGATAAAGTACTTTTAGAAAGTTCGTCTTACGGAAAATTTACAAATGGCGAAATTATTATAGGTCAAACTTCAAATGCAACATCAACAATATTAGCGGAAGATTTAGTTAATAATCGTTTATTCATATCTGCACAAGATAAATTTATAATAGGTGAAACTATTGTGGGTCAAACCTCAAATGCAACAGGCACAATAATTAATTATAAACCTAATCCTGTGCAAACTATACAAGAATTATTAAATTTTAGAGATCCTGATAAAGTTATAGCTAATTTTTTAAATCATTTTAAAAACGAATTTTTAAATACTTTACCTGATAATTTGGATTCTAGTTTGAATATAAGAAATTTAATTAAGAATATAAAATACATATATGGTTTAAAAGGAACTTCTAAGGGTAATAATTTATTTTTTAGACTTTTATTTAATGAAGAGGCTACCACAACATATCCAAGAGAACAAATACTAAGAGCTTCTGATGGTAAATGGAATACAAGTACAATATTAAGAGCTATTACGGTACAAGGCGAAACAAATAAATTGATAGGAAGAACAATAACAGGACAAACATCCGGGTCTACAGCTATTGTAGAAACGGTAACTACATTTCAAATTGGTGCTGATACAATAGCAGAATTTATATTGAATACTGAAACTATAAATGGTAATTTTCAAATTGGGGAAGAATTATTGGGAACTGAAAAGGATCAAGATTCTTATTACATAAAATTAACGGTTACAGGTATACCTAATAATCCTGTAATAACTAATGGTGGTAGTTTATACATTTCTGAAAATTCTGTTTCTGTTTCTGGTGGTGGAGAGGGAGCATTAATTCAAACACAAGCTATAGGTTATGGAAAAATTACACACCTTTTTATTGATAATCCTGGACAAGGTTATGATATAGGTGATGATTTGGTTTTTAATAATGCTAATACTAATGGTGGTGGTGCAGTAGCAAAAGTTTCTATAGTCAATGGAGGATTTGTAGATGAAACTTTAGGAGAAGATCGTATAGTTTTAGAAGATGCCACACAAGAAGGAGATTATTATTCAGGAAATGTTTTAGTACAAGAAGCTGGAACAGGTATTAAAGATATTACAGATATTAGATTTATAAATGAAGGATCAAACTATACATCATTACCTACGGTTACAATTAACACTGTATTGGGTATGAACGCTGTTATAAAAAGTTATGGTGATAATATAGGAAGTGTTCGATCATTAAAGATTATAGAACCAGGAAAAGGTTATGAAAATTCTCCGTCTCCAACATTATCTTTATCTACAAACATTTTATTTTTAAATCGTGTAGGAAATTTTATTGTAGGAGAAACAATTACAGGTTTAGGTTCAGATGGTTCTTCTATAGTATCTGCAACAATTGTTAGTATAAACAATAATACAAATATTTTAAAATTAAAAAATTTAACAGGAACTTTTGGAACTAATGTTGTTATTACCGGTCAAAATACAGGTGCTTATGCTACTGTTGCAATATTTAATCAAGCAACAGCTGAAGTAGATGTTGTATCTATTTTAGACACAACAGGTGCTTTTTTAAATTCTGATGGTAAAGTTTCTGAAAGTACAATGAAAATAGAAGATAATTTATTATATCAAGATTTTTCTTATGTAATAAGTGTTGGACGTTCTATTAATGACTGGCGTAATAGTTTTAAAAAGACTATGCACCCAGCAGGATTTTATTTTCAAAACCA